CTTCGCCCTCATAAATGCGAACAAGAGCTGCTGGATCTTCTGGTGTGGCTTCAATTGAATACTCTGAACCTTCAGCACCAAGGGTGCCTTCGGTCATAACGTACTCAACAGCGCCGCACATTGTCTCGCCGTCCTCATTTGACCAGAGAACCCAGTCCCCAGCAATGACGGAGCCAGCCTCTGCCTTAGAGGTTACTTCTGTCTCTGACTTCTCTTCTTCGATCACGCCCTCAAGCTCGTCAATATCGACGCTACCAGAGCGGAGGCTCTTTACTGCGTTCTGCAGGTAGGATCTCTGGTTGGCAGGAATGCCAACAACGCTCGCCTCAAGTAGGCGAACCTTCTCAATAAGGATTGACTCGGGCCTGTCTCCTTCGGCAGCCTTGCGACGCGCCTTTTCAACGCGGGCTCCAATGGAGAGACCAAGCTTAACCCCGCGCTTGATTGCGCGATAAGCGCGAAGCGCCTCTGGGTTTTCGTCTTCGTTTACCACCCGAATATTGAGATCGAGGTCATAAACCTCTTCGTTTGTTTCGCTGTCATATCGTCTAACAATCTGGGCATCCGTGGCGGAGCCAAAAAGGTCCTCTGGGACATTGTAATTATGATTGAGGAACACCGTCATATTCTGTCTGGCTGTTTCAGCCATTGTCTTCAGGGCATCCAGCGACATCTCATCGCCATGCAGGTCCCGAATTGTTGAAGAAGTTGTTCCGGTTACATATCGCTCGCCATTTTCAGACTCATAGGCCTTCAGGGCGTTGGTGTAAATTTTAAAGTCCAAGATCAGACCCCCAATTCTTATGGCCGTCGACAGGCCGATCGGAACCCCTGTTAGACATCGGTGTCAGCAGATAGTCCCGTATAAGCACCATCGAATCATCCCCTCTTATATTCATTATTGCAAGACCTTTGCTTCCTACATGAATCTACCATAGCGTGTCAATGACTAGTATTTACGGTCTATGTATAATTGCCGCATGTGTGAAGATACGGCAGTCAAGTGCCGGTTGTGCTTAGAGCTAAACGACGCTGAGGGCGGTATTCTCGATATCGTGCTGGCTATACGGCGCATCCAGAAGACCCTGGCGCCAGTCATGAGAAGATACGAGGAGATACATCGGGCGCATCCGAGGTGCGCCCTATGCACAATAATGGTCGGTGAGGACCATATGGAGCAAGACCTTATTCCAGAGCCAATGGTCCCCAGAGCAAAGGGTCAAAAAAGATACTCCGTTTGTAAGCAGTGCCACAAGGTGCTTTCAAGGGTTAAACGAAGCGTTCCCCAGCAGATCAAATACCAGCGCCATGTCGAAGAAGAACTCACAAGGCTGGAACATGTTAACGACAAGGAGTACGATGGCTTCTGGGAAACTTTCCGAAAGGAAAACCCATTTGATATGGAAGATTATGCAGGGCTCGAGATGGCCATGGTTGCGATTGGCTCAAACACTGAGTCCGAAGGCGACGAGGAAGGCGAAAAGTAGTGCTTGACATTAGCGAGAGCATCGAGCTGCAGTTTGAAGACGGCAAGTTCGTTGTGCCAAAATGGTGGGGAAGGCTTCCTTCATTTAAAGGAGTTGGTATAGTTGACGGAGTGCGACTTATACCTTTTAATTACACAGAAGCTAGACAGATTGTCAACAAGGACCTTGATGGCATGGCTGTTTCTAATGCGATAAGGTCCTGGAGAACAAGAAAGCCGAAGGAGCAAGACTCGTGGTAATGATGCCGTGGGAGCGCGTAAAGCGCCAAGTTGAAAGCACGCAAGCAGAAGCTGATGTTCAAGCAATAAAGGATGCAATCCTTATTCCAAATTACGACTCGCAGCCTTACGCGCGAGGCGCTGGCAAGGGTACTGTGCAGAAGCGTTCAGTTAATCAGCTTCGCAAGTGGTCCCGAACAAACCCATGGATTAGATCTGCAATTAATCTTCGCAGGCAGCAGATCAGCCGCGCAAAGTGGGACATTGTCAGCATTGATGGCAACGGTGAAGTCAACGAAGCAAACGTAAAGACGATTAAGGATCTTTTGCGAGATCCAAATACGCGTCTTGATTCGTGGAGGTCATTCATCGAGCCAATCGTTGAGGATATTCTTGTCCTGGATCAGGGCTGCATTGAGAAAGAACATACTGTCGGGGCGCGGGCGGGAAGAAGCGGAAGGCCGGTTAAGAACCTTTGGCCAAAAGATGGTGCAAGAATCGCTTTCGACCCGGACTGGGACGGAACAAACCTAAAGAAGCCGCGATACTTTGAATACGACGAGACCGGAAAGATCATTGCCGAGTACCTGAACGAAGAGATGATTGTCATTGTGGGAAACCGAGTGACGTATTCCCCGCTCGGCCTCTCACCGCTAGAGGTTCTTGCTGAGACCATTGAGGCGGACCTTCGGGCGGCTAAGTACAACAACAACATTGTTGAGCAGGCGACCCCACCGGGAATTATTGATCTTGGCGAAGGCGTTCGCCCTGATCAGGTTGATGCCTTCAAGAACTATTGGGAAGGCGAAATCGCAGGCAAGAGCCAGACCGCGATCACCGGTGGCGGTAAGGGGGTCAAGTGGATTCCTATGGCGCAGTCAAACCGAGACATGCAGTTCATGGAGTGGCAGATCTATCTTGCACGCAAGATCTGCGCAGTCTTCGGCGTTCAGGCGCAAGACATCGGGCTAAACTTTGACGTGAACAAGAGTTCGTCAGAGTACGGCGCGGCGTTCACTGCCGACAACGGCATTGCTCCGCTTTGCGAACTTATTGCGGACTACATCACTAGAGAAGTTGTTTGGCTTTATGACAAGGGCTTGCGATTTGTCTACACTGATGTTGGTCGCGAGTCTGCGCAGACAGTTGCTGACTACTACAAGGCAGCACTTGCCGGACTTCCATGGCTTCGACTCAATGACGCGCTCAAGGAGCGCGGACAGGAAGGCGTTGGGCTGATGGGCGATGAAGTATGGATGCCAAGCCCGCTTGGGTATATGCCAATGAGATATTACGAGCTCTACCTTAAGGGTAAGGTTGGCGATCCCGACGCGCCAGAACAGGAGCCAACACCTGGTGGAGACGTCCCGGATGGCGGGGCCGGAAACAACGGGGCAGGGAGCCAAGAGCCAGATCAGGGCAAAGACCAACTTGAGTCTAAGCCGAATCCTGAAATGAATCCAAATCAGCAACCGTCTAAGAAGAGCGTTGTTCTCGTTGACGCAGAGGCGTTGCTCAGTGACGAGTGCCCTTCACACATCATTGACGCAATAGATGGATTTGTTGAGGGCGGTTCTTCGGTGGTTGCAATCACCTCGACAAAGGGACAAGTTGATTTTGTTAGAAGTCAGCTTGCCGAAGCGGGATTTGACGCCGAGGTTTATGAAAGCAGCTTCCCGACAAGTGCAATTGATTACTTCAAGAGACAGAAGGTCAGCGAGATTATTCGGGCTGGCGCAGCAATCGTTTCCTATTACGACCCATCAGCCGACTCCTCCTACAAGGCTGCTGGCGCAGCAATTCCAAACCTTGGAGATATTGAAGTTGAAAAGGCCGACACAATCAACCTTAATGTTCCTGCAGGAGTAAGGGCAGAAGCGAGACGTGGGCTTGATTGGCGAAAAGAGTTTGGCAGGGGCGGAATTGGACCTGGTCAAGTAACCGCAAGAATGCTCACGGGAAACAAGATGACAATTGCAAGAGTGAAAAAGATGCGCGCATACCTTGCGCGTCACGAAGTAGACAAGAAGGGCGAAGGTTGGGCCCCTGGCCAAAAGGGATTCCCATCTGCCGGGAGAATTGCCTGGGCTCTTTGGGGCGGTGATCCGGGAAAGGCCTGGTCGAATAAGGTGATGAGGTCAGTTGAGGCCAAAGAGCGAAAGCGATAGGCTTCTATGGCAGATAAGTTTTACCACCAGCAGCCATGCTTCTGTATCCCCTGTCGAGTCATGAAAGCGGACGGGGTAAAGCCGCGACCGGTTGCGCAAGAGCAGGATCGTCCAAAGAAGAAAGCCAAGCGATCTAAGAAGGTCTAATGGGGCATAAAGATCCAGTCACGCCAAAGATGAGGAAAGATGTCCTGCAGAGGGACAGGGGTTGCATTGGTCCTCGAGTCGGAATGCACGATGAGTGCGGCAGCCAGTTCGGGTCCGGCGGGCAGATCGTCCTTGAGCTTGACCACGTCTTTAACTCTGGCTTTGGCAAGCGTGGCCCCTCGGAGATGTGGAATCTGGTGACGCTGTGCGGGTGGCATCATAAAATGAAAACAGAATCCTCTCGCAAGTGGCGAGAGGCACTGTATGAATACTTAGAGGGATTTGAATATGATCGAAGTGGAGAGCTTTCCTAGACCAAGATGCGACAATCGCCAGTGCATGGCGAAGTCGGCGGGGATCATCGGCAGGGGCCTGGGTCCTATTGTGAAAAGAGGCAATCGCAAATATCACATTGGGTGCCTACCCAACGTAGGCTTGACCAAGGGTGATATCATCAAGTAAGATGATATCCTGAAAGGAGGGGCATATGTCCAATAAGGGTGCCCTCGGATTGTCTTGCTACGCATGTGGCGGGACGCTCTTTCAGCTACGGCTGAAGGTGTATTTTTGTGCGAACGCGCACTGTAATCCTGGCGGCAGGGTGATGGGTTTAGCGGAGGCCATTGAGGCCCCCGGCTCAAACACCTCAAAGTGTGTCCTAGATAGGTGCACTGTGCACGGCAGGGGAAGGGAAGAAAATGCAGGAAATGGAACTGATGCTGCTCGGTCGGAGCAAGTTCAGGGAGTATCTCCAGCAATCTCTTGACGAGAGCGCTCATATTAAGCCGAAGGAGATGATTGCGTTTGAGGCGGCCAACGCCGCATCCAACGACCTTGATACGCTAGTTGCATACGATGACATTTTGGCGTATCGTAGGGGCATCTCGATAGCGATGGAGGACTGGGTTGCAAATCCAGTGCTAGAAAGCAAGGAAGGGTAATGAAGCAAACTGGTCCGAATTTTGCGGAGCAGCGCATTATTCAGAGGAAGAAAACTGCTCGGGTGTGGAAACTCCTAGAAGAAACTGGGATCAAGAGGCGATACATCGCCAAGCATCTTGGTGTATCGTACGGCTACCTAAATCAGGTGCAGTATGGTCAGGCGCCTATCAGTGGCCCGATGCGCAAGAAGATCTCTGAATTTCTTGGGATTGAAGAAGGAAGACTCTTCGAGGACCTCGATGAGTATTTGAATAAGGAGGAAGCAAATGGCATTCGATAAGAGCGCACTTAAGGATTACGTGGATGTCGCAGAGCGAATCCGCGCATGGTACGAGGCGTACCCCAACGCACGCATTGAAACCAGAATTGTTGAGCACAACGAAAAGCGTGTAGTCGTAGAGGCGCGAGCATATCGCGGCGTTAAGGGCGACAACGGACCTGACGATGCACTTGGCTTCATAGATGATCGCCCAGCGGGAATTGGCCACAGCGCAATGCAGATTCCTGGCGCAACGCCGTACACCCGCGGCTCAGAGATTGAGAATTGCGAGACATCGGCAGTTGGTCGCGCGTTGGTAATGGCTGGCCTTCCGTCAAAGAGAATCGCGTCTGACGACGAGATCAAGTCAAAGGGCGGAAAGTCAGCAGCAAAGGCCGCCGCTGAGGTTTTTGACGAAGACGTCGCACTCCCGCCACACATCCAGAAGTTTGTCGATGCATTCGCCAAGGCGAAGACGATTGATGAACTTACTGAGATTGGAAAGTCGATCAACGAGTCGAACGCCGACGGTGTTGATATTGACGAACTTTCCCGTGAGTTCTTGATCAAGAGATTCCGCGCTCGCCGAGCTGAGCTCGTCGGATGATTGAGGAGAGAAACCCGCAGCACATCAGTGTAAGTGAGTTGCGCGAATTCCTTTCGTGCCCACTCCGCTGGTGGTACAAGTATCGGCTCGGTATGTGGACCAACAGGACGACGGCGTACTTCGCCCTGGGCACCTCGGTCCACGCCGGACTTCAGCGATGGTACGAGCCCATTACGGGCGGCAAGCGAAATGGCGACCTTACGCCGGTGTTCGATCACTATCGAAAAGTTTGGTCAATAGAGTCGGCGCAGGTGGACTGGGGCGCAGAAAAAGAGCGCGATATCCTGAGCGAGGGCTTTAATGGCGAAGAGATGCTTCGGGCTGCTGTTCTTGAGGGCGACGACTGGACTGCAAAGTATGTTGAGCACTCAATGATGTCGGAGATTTCCCACTCGAAACTTGGGAAGCTTCCGATGAAGTTGAAGACAAATCTCGACATGCTCACCACAGATCTCCGCGTGGTCGAGCACAAGACCGCACAGAGAAGGTGGGAGAAGGATCGAGAGCGCGGAGACATTCAGGCAACCGCCTATGTGAATGCTGTTCGCCAAAACTATGACCACGACCCATCGGTGACATTCAATATCATTAGCAACTCGGCTAAGGGCGTGAATGTTGATCGAAGAACTACTACCCGCACGCAGGAAGATATTGACAAGATGTACATCGGGGCTCGCGCGTTCCTTGACGCAATCGAGAAGGGCGCGATCTATCCGAACCCAACGGCGTTTGCGCATGCAAACTGCGAATTCAAGGAACTGTGCGATAAGTGGGAGAGCCACCCGCAGCAGATTCCCGAAAAGAGAAAAGAGCTGTACAATCTGGTCCCAGCACTGAAGAAAGACCTTTGGCCTGACTGGGAAAAATAATGATCTGCACGTGCAAGAACTGTGGTGCGGAATTCATTGGTGAGTTCGGAGAAGAAAACAACTACTGCATGGATTGCGATCCAGAAGGAGATTAGCGGTGGGCATGACACCGATTATTCCTCTTGAAGAGATGGGGGACGCCCGCGTCTACTGGAGATGCTATAGCGATCTCCCGCGACACAAGAAACTTTGGCGGCTGCCAGATAACAACGCGCGATGGGCATGGATTGTTCTGTTGTGCGCGGCATCAGAAACCGACGGAGTGTTTGAGTCCGATCAGCACATTGAAGCAATGGTCGGATCGCAAAACACAAAGTTCCTTCCGCACTTCCGACGCGTTGGGCTTCTCGACGGACTCGTGGTTCACGATTGGGACGAGTGGCAGGTTCCATCTGATGGAATGCGCGAGGCAAGGGAGGCGCTTGCAGCGGCCGCTCGCGACCGACTAAACCGTCTCGGCCTTCGCGACGAACACGATGCGCAGGTAAAGGTTCGGAGCATGAAAGAGTGGATGGAATACATTGTGGCAGGGCCGAACCGACAGGGAAGACTTGTTGAATTCATGGGACAGATGAATGGCATCGTCCCACAGAGAGCCGACTACGCTCGCATTGCAAAGCTGATGCGCGAATATCCAGGTGGAATTCCCGCGCTAATGTCTGCCATCTGCGACGCGGCACTGCGCGACCTCAAGGGCGACCCAATTGCATATTTGACAGCGATCGGAAAAGGCAGTAAGAAGAGGGTGCACACAACATCATCTGTTCGTGATGCACAGTTGGAGGAGTAGATGTTGCAGCCAGCACTGTTTATGTTGCTCGTCGCGGTGATCCTCTTGGTCGCCGCTGCGGGGGAGCGAGATAATGACAACAAGTAGCACCGAAGTTGTATACCTGGAGGACATCATGTGGGGCGAGAGCAAGCCGCCGCAGGACCTCGAAAAAGCGCTTCTAGGCGTTGGAATCCCAAAAAGGTACTTAGACAGCACCTTCGCCAATTTCGAGGCGCAGGGTGGCTCTAAGACGGCCCTTGAGGCCTCAATGGAGTGGGCAAAGGCACCGATTGGGGAGCGGGGCCTTCTTTTTGTTGGGCCGCCAGGTACGGGAAAGACCCACCTTGCCGTGGCGTCAGTCCGAGAGAAAGTTGCCGCTGGTCTTGGTGGAGTTCGCTTTATCAATGTGCCGATCTTTTTAGATCGGATTCGCCAGTCAATGAAGTACAATGATCCAGAAGTCATGAACTTGTTTGACTTTTGTTTGACACGCGCAAGCGTCGTGGTCCTTGATGATCTTGGGAAGGAGAAGGCAACCGACTGGGCGGCAGAGCGACTCTACGTCCTTGTTGAGAGCCGATATAGTGCCTGTCTCGCGACGATCGCCACGACGAACCGCGGCCTTGACGAACTCGATGCCCTTGGATATGGGGCTCTCATCTCCCGACTACAGCAGACCTGTCGCGCCATCAAGGTGGGCGGGGATGACCAGCGTATCAGGCTTGGAAGGCTGGACGGAAGGGCTTGAGATTGTCCTTGTAGGAAGACCGCCATCATGGAACCGCGCGTATCGCGTTGCGGGCAAAATCATCTACATGACACGAGAAGCAAAAGCATGGAAGGAGATCGTGACATATGCGACACAGAAAGCGTTAGTCACAAGGCCGGACTTCCTGCCGGTAGACGGGAAGAGGATTGTCATCGACATCTGGGCGCATTTGAAAAGACCGATGGATGCTGATAATCTATTGAAGCTAACGCTAGATGCGGTAGCGGCTGGATTGGTCGTCAATGACCGATGGTTTATCCCACGAGTTTGGGAAATGGAATTTGGAGCAGCGGAAGAATATGTCCGACTGGTCCTAAGTCAGGAGAAGTGAAATGGCAAAGGAAAGGATTGAAGTAACTGGCAGGCTTGGAAGCAAGCCAGAACTTCGCAGCACCAAGACAGGAAAGAACGTTTCATCGTTTAGCGTTGCAGTGAAGAACAAGCGCGGCGGCGAAGAGACCACCAATTGGTACGACGTATCCATTTGGGAGAAGCAGGCAGAACTTGCTGTACAGCTGCTCGACAAGGGTGATCTTGTGTGCGTTGAAGGCGTTCCGTCCGTGAAGACTTTTCAGACCCGCAGCGGCGAGTCCAAGTCTTCCATTCAGATCACGGCGCGCACATTTGATCTTCTTGCCAAGGGCAAGGGTGCCGCTGGCGCAGTCAAGCAGGCCGCGCCTGAAGAAGACTTTTCCGAGGTTCCGTTCTGATGGATCTCGGAACGTTCTTTAGTTACGTGGCGGCAGTCGTTGTCGGCTCCACGCTCACGTTGGCCCTCTGGACCCTTTGGTTCAGAATCGTCAATAGATAATTGTGTTGCTTCTCCTTCGGAGACTCGTACCCAAGGGTTACACCATTGGCTCTTGGGTACGAGAACTAGTTATCCTCGCGCGCGGCTCAAGATGAAGCAGGGTCGAATGGTTATCGCCAATGTAGACGGATCGATCATTGTGACCCCCTATAACCAACTTCGTTACGATGGCTTCTCGAAATTTTTTTTGGGAAAAACTGAGGTAGCGGCTAGTCTCGCTACTACCATCATTCGCCTGCTTCCCGACCGCCGCTACAGGCAACTGATTGCCACACGGGTAGTCCCCGCTGTTCGCCCACGGTTTTGGGCGGCCTGGATGCTAGACGCATGGCACGTAAGCGAACCGATACATGAAAACTCACTAGAAAGAATCAAGAATTACACATGAACAGCAGAGCGATCTGCACCGCCACAGTAAACGGCGTGCACGTCAAACTTTATCGAGATACACTAGACGACGGAACAGCACGAGTGATCGGGTTCACCGAGCATGGACAAGAGTATGGACTATGGAGGATTGAGGGCATGGAAGAGCAAACAACGATTACGCGACCAGCAATTGAACAGCGTGAAGACGTCCTGTACGCCGATGGGTGGGAAGATTGCCTCGTAGGACACGGGACAATCTTTCACGGGTCTGACGGACAGATGATTGTTGCTATCTACGACCGCAACAAGATCCTACAGCGCTTGTTTGACGACTTTGTGTCGACCTGCGAGGCGAACAACCCAGGGGACACTCATGAGGGCTGCTTCCACATTGAGGAGGCGGACGAATACATTTCCTTCAATATCGAGGGTGGATTTATCAAGCCCGGCATGCCTGTGTTCGCCTCGTTCGAGGCACAGCCAATTGTCATCAACGAGTCGGTGCAATTTTGAAGCATTGCTCACGCTGCCAGCAGGTTTGGCCGCCAGAATGTGAGTTTTACCGCCGCGGCAAGATGCAGTGCCGCTCATGCGAGCACGGGGTAAAAAACTTTTCGCCCTCACGCATGGCTGAAGAACAAATAGCGGAATTAGAGAGATCTAGGAAACGACTAGCAGCAAGAGAGGCAGGGAAAGATGTGTGCCGGTGTGGCGATGCGTTCTGAATTTTTATGGGAATCAACATGCAGGCCTGCTCTCGCAGGGGGTGAGTAATGAACAGAGTGTTGACGTTTTTAAACAAGATATCAGGGGAACTTGCAGTGGTGCTGCTGATTGGCCTTGTGTCGACAACCACCGCCTGGACGGCAATCCAAGCGTCATTCCATAACAACGCATCGTCTGCCGCCTATGGCGACTACCAGTTGATTATGGCTGAAGCGAATAACCTGTGGATTACGGCAGAGGTGAAGTACCGAGCCGACCTGCTGACTTGGGACACCGACCTTGGCGGCTCCTATGAGTTCAGCGTCTATGCGGTGCCATGCCAGCAGGAAAACCCAGAAGGCCAACTGCCAGACTGTGCCGCATATATGGACGCCGTGTATGGACCATACAACCAGACATTCGATAGCGGAGAGGAGCCCCTTGCGCTATCTGAGCGCGAAGGCAACTACAGCAACCGCCTGCAGGTGCTCACGGGCATCTTTGCTGTTGCCCTGTTTGCCCTTGGCGTAACCTCACCCATGAAGAGCAGGAAGAACGCCTCCTACCTCGTGGCGTTTGCCGCAACCCTCTGGGTGACTGGAGTTGCGCTTATGTTAACAATCCCCGTAATTTTGCTTTAGGAGGAAATATGATTCCCGAAACCGCGTGTACTTGCGACAGTGTTGATGCGCGAATAGAACGTGAGCTTATGGAGATGAGGAATATGATTACCGAAACCGCGTGTACTTGCGGCTGTACTGGGTGCAGCGAAGGCAACTGCTGCGACCACAAGGCGTGGGCCAGCGGATTTGACGATTACCAGCGAGGCGCTGCCATGACCGCTCGTGGCGACATCTACCTCGACCCAGAACAGGGGCGCGTTGCGATTGCAGCGATGGGCCTTGCTGGGGAGTCTGGTGAGCTGATCGATCACCTCAAGAAGTGGATTGGACACGGACACGCTGTCGATCGCGACTACATCACCAAGGAGCTTGGTGATATCCTTTGGTATGTGGCTGAGATTGCCTCAGTTGCTCGGATCGACCTTTCGGAGGTTGCGGTTCAGAACGAGAAGAAGCTCCGCCTCAGATACCCGAAAGGATTTTCCGTAGATCGCAGCGTCAACAGGAGTGAGCATGAAAAAGATTCGCAAGGTTGATGATCAGCGCTACAAGTATGAACACAAAGAAATCTATGTGACGACGCCCGTAGAATCATTTTTCTACGCGTTTGTTGCATTCGCAATCATCTGGGTCGTTGCGGAGATTATTAGCTAATGATACGCAAGTGCAAAAGATGTCTAGAGTGGTGGCCGAACGACGGAGAATTCTACCACTCAAGGAAGCATCCAATGTGCATTGCATGCAATGTGGAAGTTGAAGATTTTGAAAGGCGGAGAGAATACATGCGCCAGGCTGCCAAGAAGTATCGAGATAAAATCAAGGCGAGCGCATAATGCCGCACGTCATTGCAAACATTCCAACCGTTTCGTGCTACGTCCGCAGGGAATACCTGCGAGACCTTCAGGATGGCCACGGAGAGTTCACCCCAGCCTACTGGGTGACCGTCAAGGCGCCACGGCACCGCGCGCTGTATATCGAGGCATTCCTGCCGGAATACGGGGCGTTGTATGACAAACTTCCCATTAGCGCGTACGTCCAGAACCCAGAAACGCCAACACCCGATCTTCCGCTGGGTCTCTTGCAGATGTGGGATGTCAACTCCTCAGGAATTGCCGTCATCGAGAAGACCCTGCTCAAGGGGATGCCATGCAAGTACCTTGATAAGGCAGGCGCATGGCACAAGGGCTCATACTTATTTACGGTGGACATGGTGCAGCCCGAGCCGAACGAAGTGGACACCGACTGGGCTGCCATTCCGGCAGAGCACAAGTCCTACAACTTCATTAGACTAGACAACGGGCAGTTTGCCGCTCAGCCGAACAACCGTGTCATCTGGATGGATGAGGCGACGGTGTTTAAGAATCCGAAGATGCCGGACTTCAAGGTCAGCACGCAACTGTTCTCTGCAGAGGGCGAACGGTGGGCCGCTCTCGGCGATGAAGATTCGTGGAACTACTCAAAGAAGGAGAAGGTTGTCAATGGGTAAGAAGGCAAAACAAATGCGCAATCAGGCAAAACAGAACTTGCCGTCGATTTATTCCGGCGGACCGATCGCCCACGAGATGCACCCAGGAAACACAATGGGGTTGCTGGAGCTTCAGCGGGATTGCATGCACAACGGCATTCAGTTCAAGTGGAAGATGGTGCACGGATCATCGATCCTCACCGATGCAAGGAATGTCTTGTTGCACTCATTCCTTGAGAGCGGCTACTCGCACCTTTTCATGGTTGACTCGGATATCGAGTTTTCGGGAAAGGATGTCCTTCGGGCGGTTGCATCTGGCGAGTCGATCGTGGCCCTTCCGTGCGCTAAGAGGATTGCGAATTTCGAACTAGCGGTTGAGGTGCTGCGCAAGTATCCTGAAATTCCAGCAAAAAATTTGCCAGCATACATCGGCGGAATGAACTTCCTTCCTATTGACGAAGAGCGCCCTGACGGAAGAATGCTTCTCAAGTCGCAGCGAGCAGGAACCGGCGCGATGATTATTCGTCGAGAGGCACTGCTGGACTTCCAGGAAAAGTATCCAGACCGCTGGTATCAGAACACCCTAACAAATCAGCGTCTCACCGAATTCTTCCGCTTTATGGTGCATCCAGAAACCAAGGAGCACTGGGGCGAAGACTTTGGATTCTGCATGGACATGCGCGCAATTGGGTACGACATCAACGTGCTTGTGGACGCACGAACGGTTCACCACGGTGGGTTTGGGTACGAAACAGATTTCGCAAAGCTTGCGTCAAACTATATGAAGGAGACAGACAATGAGCAGGATTGAACGACTCGCGGCGCAGCTCCCAGAAGGAGAGGTGCTTTCGATCATGGAGTATTTGCACGAGACAAAGGAATGGGCCGTATGCACTAGTGCGTGGGACCCAAAGGCAGAGAATGTCAATACAGCACTTGACTACCTTCGCGGCACCGAGTCGCCGAAGGGAAACTGGATCGTTAAGCGTCGCGCTGTCGGCGAGACCCCAGAGATTGCAGTCCAGAAACTTGTATCCGGAGAAGAGAATGTCTAAGTGGGTTGACTTTGCAATGCTCTCCTTTGAGGAGGCAGACGCAGCCGTTTCTGGATTCGGATTCACCATTCACGGCGTTCACCGCGCAATGGTCGACAACGACTGGATGGCAGTCGCGCACAGCCGAAAAGGGGCGGTCGTATCGGCACGAGGAAGAAATCCTCACGAGGCGGTCTGTAGGCTCGCGTGGGAGCTCACGATACGCCAGGCGAATCAACAAGGCTCTACGGGCCGCAAATAGGCATTTCCGGGGCTTCTGGAAGGCCCTCCGCAAGCGATTATAGAACCGCCAACCCCTCGTCTGTAAAAAAATCCGCCGCGTCCCTAGTCGCACGGTGGGGGAGGGGGGTCGAGGACGCATTCTGGGGGTTGGGAGCATCCTCCGGATGCTACACGCCCCCAAAGAAAGCACGATCAAGACCATAGGCGATGATGGGGTCAGCGGTGGCGTTGCCGCCGCGGTGGTAGTTAGGAGGTACGCACAATGTACGCAATGCTCTTGCTTCTTTCGCCGATGGCGGCGGCGGCTCTTTCTTTCGTTCTCCGCGGTGATGCGGTGCTCTCGGTTCTCTTCGGTTTCGCGGCTCTCGGCGTTGTATCGTTCGCGGGTTTCGTTTACGAGTTCGGTGATCTCGCAATGGAGCACCGCTACGCGAAGAACCCACGCGAGGCAGACGGCGAGGTGGTCGCGTTCGGTCTGGTGTGCGCGGTGTCTGGAATCGCTGGCACGGCGATCTCGTGGCTCCTGGGTGCGGGCGATGCGATGTCGCTCCTTCTGGGTGTGGCGAGCGTGGGCGCGGCGTGGCTCGCAATCTTCGCGGTGGTCGTTGCCGATGAGAAGATGCGCCGCCGCTACGGCAAGCGATAGCACACACACGAAACGCAACCGCCCCCGTCCTCCGCGAGCGCGCGGAGGGCGGGGGCTTCTTTGTACCTATGTGACTTCGGTGGCGGTCGCGCCCCCTGGGGCTGCTGTTCTATATGTAACTCACAGTATGAATATAAATAACAAATAACATAATAAGTTCGATGGACTCGCCTCCGGCGAGTACAGACCGAGTATGAAAACGCTATTGTATGAGTGCGCGATGATGAGGGCGAGCCACCGAAGGCTCGGAAGGGAGACAATGGTATGACTTGGCATCGACCTGATGAAGGCTGCGACGTCACCGTACGCGGTGATGCTGATGACGTCATCACGATCACTTGCGTGAATACGGAAGGCGTGATGAGTCCGAAGCCGCACCGCTATCACGTCACGCTAAGCGCGAATGCGAACGCGCTGATGGTGATGGAAGCGGATGGCTACGGCGGCATCCACTACTTCAGTGACGCTGAAGCGAAGCGGGTGCTGATGGAAGACGAAGTCTGGTACGAACTACCAGCATTCTTCCGCAATAGAATCGTCTGGCAATAGCGTGATGGTGATGCGCGGCGAATGCGACGCCGCGCATCACTTCACTGAAGGGAGAATCACAATGGTGAAGCACGTGAACCCGATCGAATGGAAGTTCGTGTATGAGCATCGCTCGACGCTGACGGAGCGCGAGAATCGCACTAGGATGGAAGCAGAATCCGATCGTGTATCGGATAGGATCGTGAAGGCTATCGAAGCGATTCGGAAGGATCGTCCATCGTCGTGGATCGACGAACTCGATACCCGCGCATTCTTCATTCTGAAGGACGCGCTCGATCCGATCGGATACGAAGTGTTGCGTCAGGATGAGGACGGCGCGTGGATCGTACGCGAACGATGGAATACTGGAACGGACTGGAACGCACGACTGGTCATCGTCTGATCGGCCTCCCCCCGTTCACCGCAGGCGCGGTGGGCGGGGGGAAGTTCTTTCGCAACCCCCCGGGTGCTGCTGTTCTATCTCTAACTGGCTGACTATAAGTAAATAACATAACAACATAAGTTCGACAGGCTCGCCTCCGGCGAGTACGACGCCGCTAAAAGAACGCGAATCAACATCTAGGAGATGATGGAGCAGCCGCGGACGCGCGGTGTGATGAATGCGACATCACAATGGTCTAGCAGAAAGGTGGCTTGGAATGATCAAGACAATCGGCGAAGCGATCGAAGCGCTTCGCAAGGTGGTAGCAGAAGCGCAAGACATCTTCGCGGAAACGGAGAATCTTGTCGCGAAAGCAGAAGCGATTCTTTCGCTCGCAACGATCACGGGAAGCGCTGGTGATGCGATCAAGGCAAGCGAGAATGTTGGCGCTAGTAGAATGGCGTACCTTCGCGCTCGTCTCGAATTGGAGAAGCAGCGATTCTACCTTTCGCAATTGGAGAAGGTAGCAGCCGAGAAGGGTAACGACTGGGAAGGCAACAAGGGAATCCAAATCCAGTCGATTCAGTAAGGACTTCCCCCTCACCGCGGACGCGCGGTGAGGGGGATGGTTCTGTCGCGGCCCCCCGTGCTGCTGTTAGATGTGTAACCCACAAGAGATATATAAGTAACAATATATAAGTAATAAGTTCGATAGACACGCCTCCGGCGCGTACTAGCTGAGAAGAAATACCGCGCCGTATCAATAGGGGATGATGTGCCTAGCCCCGATAGCAAGGGCGCTGCAGCAATAGGGGGATACGCAAATGGGCAAGCGGATCAACCGCAAGCAAGCGATAGACCGCATCAAGGAGCGTCTACCGTTTGTTTCGCACACGGGAAATTTCCGCGGCGAATTGATCGGTACGCAATACATGGTGTATTCGTACCGCGTATGCATCGCGGATTTTACCAATGGCGCGTGGAGCATTGACCCCACGCGATGGAGCGCGACAACATCGCGCCATCAAGGCATCGTGCGCCGCGCGATCGCCTAACGGATCGGCCCGCGTATAAAGGCGGGCGAGGCAAGGGAGCAGGGGGACGAGAGAGCCCCCTGCTCGCTCCTTTATTTTTTTCTCTTTTTTTATCCAGAGCCAAGGTGGCGGTCACACTCTCTTGTGGAATATAAGTAACTAAATATAAGTAATAAGTTCCACGGCCTCGCCTCCGGCGAGTACGACACCAGAAAAAGAATCTCTCCGTATGACTCGGCGATGATGGTGTCAGCGGCGCTGCTGTGGCGTCGCATCAGTACGGGAGGGAACGGTATGGAATCGCTATTGGCACTGATCGCCACGCTAGGCGGCGTGACGGTACGCGCGCGCGGAATGCGCGCAGTGAATCCTGCACGCGGGTACGCAGTAGGGTCGACTGATCGCACTGCGATCCTGCTGCCGCTCGACACCACGGAACGCGCACTACGCACTGCACTATTGGAATGCGCAGTGCAGTACGGTACGCGTCACGCAGGCGCGTGGGTCGAGGATGGGATGATTCACGTTGACCCCACCACGATCATCAGCAGCAGGCGCGCTGCGCTAGGCACTGCGAAGGCGAATCGTCAGCGTGCGATCTACGGATTCAAGGAACGCGAAACGATCTACGTCTAGCAGGCATCCCCCCAGCCGCAAGGTCCCGCGGCTGGGGGGATTGCTCTATCGCGGCCCCCTCCATCCTGCTGTTAGATGTGTAATCTCCATGTGCAATATAAGTAACATAATTCATATCACGTTCGATGGGCCCGCCTCCGGCGGACACAGGTCGAGAAAAAGAATCTCGATGTACATCCGTGCGATGCTGGTGGTACCGCCGACGGGTGGGGCGAGCAATGCGAGCTCGCAATTGGTTAGTGAACAGGAGGTTCAACATGCCAAAGGAGTTGAGGTCATTCATGATCCTCGTCTCAAAGGTCGTTGAGGGCGAGATCGCCGTCATCGCAGAGACCGAGGAGAAGGCACGCGAGATCGCAATGGATCTTGCGTCGAATCACCCAGACACTTACCTCGACAACGATACGGATGTCGTTGTCGACTCAGTCCGCAGCGCCAGCGATCACGATCTCGAGTATCTGATCTTCAACGGCGCCAACGGATCTGAGTGGGACGCAAAGAGGCTGATCAAGATGTCCTTCGAGAAGTAGTACCGAGAACCCCAGTCGGCAGCGGACGCGCTGCTGGCTGGGGTTTCTTTTTGCCCTGCACAAAGCTCTACCTCGGCCCCCTGGGGCCTGTAGTTCTATATCTAACACACAATATGAATATAAATAAGAGCAATAAGTTCCATGGCCACGCCTCCGGCGTGTACGACCTCGGCCTAAAAATCTCAATCAACAGAAACGCGATGATGGGGTCAGCGGACGCGGTGCGGCATGAGCCGTTGCGACACCGAAGTGCGCGGTAGCAAAAAGGAGGACAGAGATGTCCGAGAAGGAACGCTCGCAACAGCGCGCAAACCTCTTCGCTGAAGTCGTCAGTGAAGTCGTGAATCCAGTCGTGGCTCAAGAGGAGCGCACGCACGAATGGGAGTTCATCGCCAGAGACGCTGACGATGACTACGATGATGTTGCGTGGTCGTTGCACAATGGTTCACGAGAAATCATTGAGCAGTACGCAGCAACAAAGAGCACTGGCGCGGATGCGATGTACGTCCTTGAGAAGCCTCACAAGTTTCTTGATGGCGTTGCGGAGTTCATTGAGAACATGGACGTCGCAACTTCAGAGAAGGAGTACATGACTCGCAAGTTTGGTTATTGGCATTGTATGGAGTGCGACGCTGAAGCGTACTCTATTGAGAGCGGCGACGAGGAACCCTGCGAGTAGGAATCTCGTCGCAGTTCAATCAAACGAGGTGCGAGCGAATGCGACGCTCGCACCTCACCATCAGTGAAGGAGAGAATCATGTTCAAGTCAGACGGAAAGAAGATCAAACTCAACGCGTTCGGAACGGATTACACGGCGGAGATTCTTGTTGATCAGTATCACAACGGCAACACTGCCGTTGTGTTGTACACAGAGCACGAGCCACTGTGCTCTCTCTCTGTGAACACTGAGAAGATTCTTCCAACGGGTCACTTCTACTTGAAGGAGTGGTCAGAGAATCTTGAGATCGCTCACAATCAGAGCGTTCAGGAGATCATCAAGGAGTGTGGTCAGCATGAGGACTACGCTTCTGGATACGTCGTGGCACGCTGCTTCACGATCTCCTAAAGTCTAGCCCCCCTTCCACCCAGCGCGGTGGGAGGGGGGTTAGTTATACCGCGGCACCCTGTGCTGCTGTTAGATCTCTAACCCCCTCACAATGTAAATAAATAAATAAGAGGAATAAGTTCCACGGGCGCGCCTCCGGCGCGTACGGCCCGAGAAAAAAAATCTCACGGAGTAGAAGCCTGATGATGGGTGCAGCGGCGGCACTACGGCGAAGGAGCCGATGTGATGGTGAAGCGTCGCAGGTAGCATTGGAGGTTCACGATGAGTGCAATGAAGCGCATTGCAATCGCATTGGAGCGTGGTGCTCAACTCACCACGCACGATTGGAAGTTTGTTGAGAATCGCAGCAACTCGCTGCAAGCGCGTGTCGCATACGCGCAACTTCTCAACGAGTATGTTGTCGAGTTTGCGCGAACGCTCGACACCGCCGACCACGCGGTCGACGCAATCGAATCGCCGCACGATTACGCGGGAGAGATTGCCGCGTGGTTGTCGGAGAATCGCGACGAGCACGACGAGGAGATTGCTGCTCTCGGTCGATGGGAGTGCGCGGATTGCGACGCGGTTGCAACGCGTATGGACATCTACATCGACGAAGCAGAAACCTGCATCGTTGAGTGAAGCAAAGGAGTGTGGAAGCGCGCGGCGCTTCCACACTCCACAAGTTTGGAGGACAGCACAATGAGCAAGAAAGCAAAGCAAACAAAGCGCACAGCAACGGAGTCGATCGGCGTGATCAACAAGTTGCTTGCACGCAGCATTGAGCAGCGCGCGCTTGCTGCCGATGTTGTCGAGTTTGAGCGCGCAACACTCGTGGAACTTGCGATCGAGTCGAAGCCAAACAAGAAGTTGGTTGCGAAGTCGGAAGCGGCACTCGCAACGGCAACGGCAACGCTCGCATACTTCGAGGAGAACACGCGCACGCTGCAAGCGAAACTTGCAAGCGCGATGAAGTCGGTTGCGAAAGCAACAGCGAAGCAGCGCGACGCTGCTAACGCGTAATCACAGCGGGGTGCGGGCGCGCGGCGCTCGCACCTCGCAACAGCATTGGAGGTTCACGATGTTTGACGATGACGGAAATCTTTCTTGTGAGTGGTGCCACGCAACAGAATCGGAAACAGAGATCAAAAAGGAGTGGGACGATCACGAGGGAAACAGCGTCACGATTTATGGAAGCAATCGAAACGCGCTTGCTCTTTGTCGTCAATGCTTCTACGAGTCGCAACTCGACGAAGCAATCAGCGATCTCAAAGAGGTTTATCGCAAACTCGCGGAAGGTTGATCAAACAAATGCGGGGTGCGGGCGCGCGGCGCTCGCACCTCGCGCAAGCATTTGGAGGTTCACGATGTTTGAGTGTGAAGCACACGGACAATGCGCGATGACGGACAAAGGAGAGTGCCAAGAGTGCTGCATCGACGAGCAGCGATGTGAGGAGTGCGGAATCGAGGAAGGCACTCCGCACGCAGCGAAAGTTTCTTTCCGCGACACGATCGAGCAAATGCTTTGCGACGATTGCGTCGAGTGTGAGGATTGCGGAACAAGCGCTTTGTCGAGCGTTGAGCCGAACAGCGACTTCGACGCGATTCTTTGCGAGGAGTGCGTCGAGGAGCGCGAAGCAGAGTGGCAGCGCGACGAGGAGGAGCGCAAGGAGCGCAACCTCGATTACGCGTCGAAGCGCGAGGACGAAACCGATCCGTTGACGCAGCACGAGGACGGCTGGCGCTAACGGAGTCCTCCCCCCGTTCACCGCAAGCGCGGTGGGCGGGGGGAGGCTCTAACGCAGCCCCCTGGGTGCTGCTGTTAGATGTCTAACACACAAGCGATAAGTAAATAACATAAATAATATAAACGGGGAATAATATAAGTTCCAACATTACGGGCCGCGGCCCGTAATGCCCCCACAAATGTTATGCCCCCGCAAGTCCCAGACCTGCGGGGGCTAGTTAGTTAGCGGCGGTCCCAGAGGTACTGCGAGCCGTCCCAATCATCCTCGTACATCATCGCGTCCTTGTCGCCAAGCAGCGCAGCAGCCTCGGCGCGAAGTTCATCGCGGAACTCCTTACCGCAATAGTCGTGGTACCAGACTCCGCTGAACTCGTCCGTCCACTTGCCATCCTCGCTCGTGATTGTTTCGCTGCACCAATCGCACCTGAACATTTCTGCCTCCTTATTGCTACCACCCCAAGCGGGGTACCCCCATCATAGAGTCGCCATTTCCAATCCGTCAAGCCCCTAGTTTCGGGAGAGTCTCGTGCGCCGCGGCGCACGAGAGCCGAACAAAAGAAAACGCCAGCGGGGGTAGCATCCCGCTGGCGTGTTGCTAACGATTGTGCGCGCTATCCGCGATAGTAGTCCATCTTGTCAATGAACTCATCATCAACATTGACCGAGTTGTATGAAACCGAGAATCCCTTCTTCTCCATCGCCGCGATGAAGAGAGGCGCATCGCAATCTTCTTCTAGGTAGACGCTACCATTGCGCTCATACGAGCAGTTGCTCACCTTGTCCGCGATACCAAGCGTGCGAAGCATTGCCTTCTCCGCTACGAGGTATCCGTGCCCTGGCGTGGATACGAACCGCGTCACATAGGTTGCTTGGATACCGAAGTCCCCTCCAAACATTATTGCCTCCTTATTGCTACCCTCACGGCAACTGCCGCAAGGCAATACTACGCGAACTCCCGCTTGCTTGTCAAGCGTTCTATTCCACCCTGCCGCGGCAGGGTGGAGCCGACCCTAATACCTGCCGCTTTCGTTTACGCTTCCGCGTTCGCCGTCTGCTCCTGCTCGTTGCGAATCGCTTCGTCCGTGTGATGGCTCGCGATTTCCGTCCAGTTCACCGACGAGAGGCAACCGCCCACGAAGTCCGCAACTAGTCCCGCGGGCTGCTCGCCGATGAACTCCTCAACCTGCTCGCGAATCCATCGCCCCATCTCATAGGCGGAGAAGTTTGGGTCGCTGTCGTTCGTTTCTGCAAAGTAGCGCGCCTGCTCACCAACCTCAAAGAGGTCAAGCAGCCCCTCCTCAATCCAAAGATTGGTGACCCAAGTTTCCCAGTTCGTCCAGCCATTGTAGCCTTCGCTCATTTTTGCCTCCTTGCTACCTAGCGGGAAGTCCCCGCCACTGAATACTAAGCGAACTCCTAGCCGCTCGTCAAGTGTTCTATTCCAACCTGCCGCGGCAGGTTGGAGCTCCACAAAGAAACAACGGCGGGGATTTCTCCCCGCCGTTGTCGTTCCCGATTTTGTGCGCGCTACTTGATTGGGTAGTTGCCCAGTTCTAGCAGCGTCTTGATTTCCGCAGCCTGTTCATCGGTGAGGGCGAGAGTCTTGCCGTCCTCGTCCTCTGCGGTGAGTACGCAGTTGCCATAGATGTTGTCCGCGTACCCTCCCAGGATTTCGTTGCGGAGTGATGTCGCCGCATGATTGCGGAGGACTGGCTCGTTGTAGAGACCTTCCTCGTCGCACCAGAGCACGACGCTAGTTGCGCCATACTTGCCAGAAACCGCAACCTCCGTCATGTCCCACTCGCCTACTCGGTAGAGTTCGGTGAGCGTGTTGCCGTCATCGTTGAAGTCCACGACCTCAACCCAGTTGAACAGCGCGGGCGTTGAAGCACCAACTTCAAGCGCACCGACTCCGAACTTGATTGCCTTACCCATTTTCCGCCTCCTTGCTACTCATCGGGAAGCCCCGACACCAGAATCTTACGCGATAAGTTCCAGACCTGTCAAGGGTTCAAATCCAAGTCGCCGCGGCGACTTGGAGCCGAACAAAATGATGAGGGTCTGACTGGCACCACACCAACCAGACCCTCATCGGCATTTCGCTGCCTTTGACGCTTATCCTCTTGCGAGGAGAGGCTTCACCTCTCGGCTACCTCTTGCGAACGGCATAGGTGTCGGTTAGGCACCCCCACCGCTCGTCCTTATCGTCTCGGGTAGTTCGTCTACAACTACCAACCAGCCGCAGCCCCATAAGCCCGCCACCTTCACAGCGGCACCAGAGCGGCTCGTGAGGTGATTCTAAACGAACATCTTCCAGCCGTCAAGAGTTCTAATCACACGGGCCGCGGCCCGTGTGAGGTGAACAAAAAAGGCGAGGTTTCCCTCGCCTTTCTTGACCAGACCCCCCGATTACTTGACTTCGTAGACCTCGCCGCCAAAGCGAACCGCCGTGATTGCGTCAAGCGCAACCGAACGATACGCCTTCTTGGTGATGTCGTAGACGAAGATGAGGTCTTTCGCCGCCGCGTCATACGCAGCCTCACCGCCTTTGAGATGCTTCTTGACTCCGAGTCGCGCCGTCATCTTGCGAACCTCGCCCGTCGTGCGCTTCACGAAGTCCACGCCGAAGATTGCGCCGTTGCTGTTGCGAATCATTTCGGCTGCCTCTGCCAACTTGATTGCCTTGCTCATTTCTGCCTCCTTGCTACTCTGCCCCAATCGGGGTACTCCGATTCTAAGCGAACACCTAGCCAGCCGTCAAGGGTTCTATTCCAAGTGGCCGCCGCCACTTGGAGCCGAACAAAAATGCCGCCCGAAGGCGGCATCTTTGCTTTCTGGACTACTCGGCTTGGTGGAGCGCGATGATCTGAGCCATCTCGCGCTCGGCTGCCCACTCCTCTGAGAAGGCAACGAAGTCAATGAATCCATCGTTGCGCCAATGGACGACGATGTTGCCGAACCTGTCGTAAGTCCCATCAAGTTCAGTTGAGATCATCTCATCTGGCTGAGCGAAACCTTCCAACATATCGCCGTAGATTTCAGCGAACTTTAGATCGTATCCGTCAAGACGAGGAGCGACCTTTGGATCAACGAACCAATCGCCCCTGCAACTGCCCTGTGAGCATTGAAACTTTGTGAAGTCGCCCTTTGTGAGTGAGACTGCCAGAGCCTTGAACATTTGAGCCTCCTCTGCTACCGCCCCAAGTGGGGTGAACCCATTGTAATCAAACTTCTCGCAAGGTGTCAAGAGGTTCTAGTGGAACAGGCCGCCGCCTGTTCCACCTGAACAAAATACAAGACCCTCGGAGCCGTCGCCCCGAGGGTCTTGCTTCGGATTTGTTGTCTAGGGACTAATCACTTTCCCTAGACTCCTTTTCCTTCCGCTCCGCCGATCCATTGGCACCTAGCGGTCATCGTCCTTTGCGTCTCTATACCCGCATTTTTTGGCTGCGGCATCTGCTCGCTCGTCCAGAGTCTCACCTAGTCGGTGTCGCTTCATCTAGAATCGCTTCCGACAAGTGGATTCTCCCACACCCGAAACAGACCTGTCAAGCCC